TTTACCACCACATGGCGGCAACCCCATATCCAAATACATTAATAACAGCAAAATATCCTGTTAATAACATTACCCATGCCGCGCCTCTACGTACTGCCGCGTAGCATTGAGTTACCGATCCTACAAAGAAGAACGGATATATAATTAGCATGTTTGGATCTACAGCATTAAATGCCAAAGTCAAACTTGCTACTACCGTAAATATAAAACTTATTAGTTCAAAACCAAAAGCAACCTGATCACTTTTGTAACTATTGATCCAAAAATCTTTTACCTTTTGCATTAGAGTTTGTCGCGACCAGTAGTAACCATAATAGTTTCTAGGTCTTCAAACTCATCAACGGCTTTATGCCATTCACCTTTTTGTGCAATCTTAATTGCTTTGTTAATTAGACTTGGCTTAACATCCATTTCTTCTGCTACTGCTTTTACAGTATCTCTTAAACCTTCTTGTAGGTCTGTAACTTCTTGCAAAACATTTACACCTTCGTTAACGATCTGAATTAGTTTTGCTTTCTCTTCAGCACCAAATACTTTGTCACTCATGTGAGACTCCTTTTAGTAATTTGTTATATTATATATAGATTTATGCTAGTTGTCAAGTAATTTAAACGGAATTGGCACCGTTTTGTCTAAACATTTAAACCAAACATTATTTGGACCTATATGATAGTCATTAGGTAGTAGTTCGTTGACTGCTTTGTTTACACCAGGAAAGTCCATATCATGTCCACATAGCCAACCGTTTGGTTTTAATTTAGGTGTGTAGTATTCAATATCACCTTTTACGCTATCATAATCGTGACTAGCATCAATGAATACGAAGTCTAAACTGCCGTTTTCTATCTGTTCGTGTACTGTATGACTATGTCCTTGTATTGCTTTTAGCCTAGGACCATACTTTATTATCATGTTATCTTTATAAAACAACTTTATGTTATAGTCAATAGCATACATTTTTAATTTTGGAAATGCTTCTAGTAAATGAAATGTTGTTCTACCGTTTCGTACACCAACCTCGCAACCTACTGTTGGTTGTATTTTTTTAAATAAGTCTGCTAGGAAGTAATCTCTTTTATTAGGTCCGGTGTATTCGATTGTTCTTTTAATTTTAATTTTATCATTAGCCAATGTTTTCTGCCTCATCTTTTGATTTATATGCCCATTCGTCAGTGTGTCCAACTGACCATTTAGGATTATTTTCTACTGTATAATTTTGTGTACAAACTTTAAAGTCTGGCATCTTTCGATCTCCAATTACTAAACTTTGGTCTGTAAAAATAACTCTATTATTAGGTTGTGCGGCAAACTGTCCGTTATCTAGTTTAATAAAGTTAAAACTTTTGTGTTCTGGATCGTGTTCACTAAAATTTACATTTAGTGTTGAGTGTTGTGCATGACAAGTATCAAGTGTAAACATATATTCGCCTTTGTGCATCTTTTTATCTTTACCAAAGAATTCACAGTCTGCTAACATAGGCTTTTTAATTAATGTAATATCATAATCAAAACAATCCCATATTTGTAGTGTGTCTAAAGGTAATTGGTCACTGTGTAAGTAATCATCTTTCCATACAAACGCACTAATAGGTAATTTATCGTACAATGCACCGTATTCTGTAAGTAATGTTTCTACGTATAATGCTTTACCCATTATACTTCTAATACTAATCCAAATACCAGGAGTAACTTCTCCATGCCCTTTTTGGTGGTCATATAGATATTCTTTTTTCACATAAACTTCAACAGGAGGTAAGTTATGTACTAAGAATGCCATACTTTATTTCTTTTGTTTCTTTTGTTTCTTTTTTACATGCAGTTTTGCATGTGGTACTTTTAAATTTTTCTTGCCATACACATCGCCTATTTTATGCTTGTATGACATATGTGCCGGATCTAATCCGTAGAAGTAATCTGTTACTTCACATATTTTCATTACTCAAACTCTTTCAAAAAACTTGCAAATCCTTTTTTCAAAGTATCTTCTGTAGTTATTTTACCTGCTTTATAATCTTTTTCTAATTCAAACTTCCTACGTATTAACTCTTTTTTAAGTTTAGGATCTTTGTTTGTTTCAGGATTTAATTGTATATCTTGTAACGCTTTTCTTTTTTCTCGATATTCTTCGTTACTCATTTGTTTTAAACCTTCAAGGCTTTCAAACACTTTTGCTAGTGTATTTTCAATTTTTGAAAGTCTACTGTCTACTTCATGCCACTTATTGTCTACAGTATTTTGCGGATAAGTTTGAACAACTTCAACACTTTTCTGCACATTTGGAGTTGTATTACCTACTCCTGCTAGTGCGGCCATATCACTTGCACTAGTATCACTTACACCAGGAATATGTTTTCCTTTAATACTTTCTGCAACCATACGTGCATGAGATGTAGCATCTGTACCTTGGCTATTACTTTTTTGTTCTTGTAAAGCCTGTCCTTGTTGCGGAGCATCTACAGTAAGTCCTTTATTTTCAATTCCTAATTCAGTAAGTTTGTTTAGAATTTTTTGTAAGTCTGCCATAATTACTCCCTACATTTTGACACAGTTGTCTACAGTCTTTCCGCCTTTTTTCTTGGTGCCCATACGCTTGTAGCCTTTCCAGCATACTTTACCGTCAACACCTTTTTGCTTTTCTTCAGGCAATGTAGTATAACTTGGCTTGCCACATTCTTTGCAAATACCTTTAGACTCGTTAAGTTTACGTTCTAGTGATTCAAAATAATCATCTTTGGCATCCTTCATACTCATCATACGTTCACGTTCTTTGGCTTGCATACGCTCGCCTTCCATATAAGCATGAAGTGTTTTTACTTTTTCGTGTACACCACTGAATTTGTTTTGAAACCACTCAGGGAATGTTCCACCCTTGTGTACATGGTCATGAATTTCTTCTACTGCGTATTTGATGTATGCAACCTGATTGGCAAGCATTTCATCTTCGTACTTTGATGCTGGTTCATCGTACTGGTCTTCATTGATCATTGACTGCTCCTATAATGTGTTTACTGTATTATACGAGTATTTATCGTTTGAGGGGTCCGCCGAAGATAGATGTGTCTTTCATATTAAGAGCATTATCTGTTGGCTTTTGCTTTTTTGCTTTGGGAGGATTAGGTAAACCGCCTACTAAACCGTATTTTTTACGTGTGTTTTCGTCACCTATTGCTAAATGCGGACTTGCAACTGATGCAATACTAGCAGAAACTGTTGCCCCTGCTGTTGCTGTTTCTTCAACTTGTTCTAATCCTTTGAATATATCGCTAGATTCTTGACTAAGTTTGGCCGCAATAGCCATTTGTCTACGTTTTGCTTTGCTCTTACCTTTAAATTGCGGAGCATCGCTTTTGTAGAAATCTTTAATAACATCACCCATTTCAGTATCTTTAGTAATCTTTTCAGATACAAAACTTTCAAACTGTTGTTCCATAGGTGTTTTTTTGTATTTTTCTTTACGTGGAATAGTCTTAGTTTTATCTTTATGAGAGCCAGATGCACCGCTTTTACGTAGTGCTTCCATATCACGCCAATTAGGATCACGTGATTTACTTGGTTCTAATTTTTTTATTGCTTCTACTAAGTCTTTTAAACGCATATTGATATTTACCTATCTTTAAGAATGTTTTTCATAACATTAGTTGCTGTATTAGTAAAGCATCTTGGAGCAATACTATGTACTAGTAGTGCAGGTACTAGCAGTTGTAATTTTACTGCTGTTTTAATTGCCTTCCTCATATGCTGTAATCCTGTTTCACCTTGTTCTTTTAGGTGTAGTTTACATTGTTTACTTAACATTATTATTTCTTCTTTCCACTCTTCATATTAGCACACCAGTGATACATTTTAGCCTTTTCACCACTTGCTTTTTTAGCCTTTGCTCTTAAACTTGTAACTGATCCGTTACAACTAGCACCCGACTTCTTTACTCTTCCCGGACGACTTTTACCCTTTTTTTTACCGTCGGCAAAGTTTTCTTTTACATTATTACTATCTAAGTGTAATAGTATTGCTTTAAAACTTCTTTCGAATTTATGATCTTTGTGCTTGACTCCAAGTCCGCCGGCGGCGTTCCATTTATCAATATTTTGCCCAAAATCATCTATTAGTATGTTAGGAGTACCATCACTTTGCTGTGCATACTTGGCTTTGTTTCCTGTGATGATTACTGATTTAGGTGGAAACTGTTTAAGATTGTTTTTCACCCACATACGTTTATGTGGTTCTGATCTAGGATCGTCAGCCAAAGGCGAACTTAAAATAGTATAACTGCCTTTATGTTTTTGAATCAAAGCCAAAAGTTTTCCTGCGTTAGGAGTAGGTTCGAGATCTAACCAAAAGTTGTCTGCATCTCTAATTGCTTGAAGACCTGCATCGATATCTTTAATATCACGAAAGTCTTTTGTACCCATAAGTTTTGCCCAGGCACCAAAGAAGTCAACAAGTACACCATCCATGTCTACATAGATTTCAGATTTTGAATTACTACTGATTTCAAATAATCTCATTTACGTCCTCTAAATCCTTTAAATCCTGCGCCAGTCATATAAGGTCTTGAAAACCATAATTCAAACCATTCTTTGTCACCGGGTTTGACACCTAACTTACGTTCTTTATCTTTTAGTTCTTGTGCAGTATGTGACATGTTTTCTAATGTTTGATGATTATCATTTCTAACAACATCTACACCTGCTAATCTTTTTAACTCATCTAATGTCATATTAGTTTGTACGCTTTCATCATTTTTTTAAGAGTACCTTTTTTAACATCTTTAGTTGTGTTTTGCTTTGTAACAATGCCAACACCTGCGGCTTCTTGTTTCTGTAAACTGTTATGTTTGAATGCTTTATCTACACCTACCTTATTGGCCATTGCTCTACGTTTTTTAATTTTATCTGCAACACTTAATTCTTCTGGTTCTGGAGGCCGTCTTTTAACTACATTTCTTTTTGGAGTTCTAGTTGCAAACCCCATTATTTCATTTACTTCTAATCCCATACCTTGACGTACTCTATTGTACATTTGTTTTGCAAGAGTTTCGTTACCAGGAACACTGCTTTTAAAACCAGGCTGTGTTTGATCTGTTTCGTCTTTCCAATCTTCAAATTTTCCTTCAGCGGCAAGTTTCTTTACCTTACTAGAACTCATACCAGCAACTCCTTCTGCATCAGGATCACGTTCGCCACTGCTTACTACTTTTGCGTTTGCAAACTTAAATGGAATTTCACCCTTAGTATCTGGTTTATTATTATACTTGTCAATTAAATCTTGATATTGTTGTACTCTATCACTTCCTGCAACAAGTATAACATTATCATAACCTTTACCTTGTAGATGTTGAAACATTTGAATAATAGTTTTTATACTAGTATTTTTATCTACGGGTACATTAAACATTTCTTGAGCAAAATGTAATTTTTCTGCAAATGATAATGGGTCTGTTTTTGGTTTTTGTGTTTTAGTTAAAAACAAAATAGGATCACCCATAAACTTTTGTGCATGTTGATTAACAACATCTATAACTTTTTGGTGACCTATAGTTGGCGGATTCATTCTTCCCCAAGCAACTACTGCTGTCTTCTTTGGTTGTGCTTCAAGCAGTTCGTTGAGTAGCATTTAAGCCTCCTTGGTATCGTATGCGCCGTCTTTAATGTGTGGTAGGTGTTTTTCCGCTAGTTTGTGACATATACTAGACATTAACTCTTGTGTGTAAACTTCTTCAGTCTTGCCAGATATATTATAAGTTTCGTTGTACTTCATACAACCTGCTGTAACCATTGCTTCAAAGTATGGTGCAACTTCTTCAATTGAATCTTTTTCAACAATATTTTTTCTTTTTAGATCTGCTATAGCAGGTAAAAAGAATTCTTTATGGATTGAATCGTCATTATCAATGAAGAAACTAATATCATCTATTAAGTCGTATTGCGGAGTATTCTTATTGCTGTCTGATGTAAAAAGTTCTTTTAATAACATGTGTAATTACCATTTTCTACATGACCAGTAACGTGCCTTAGTCTTAGGACCAGGATTGTCACAGTTGTGTCTAGCACGGAAACTTCTACGTCTTGCTGGATTAGATTTTTTAATTCTCATATCCGGATCACCAAAGTTAACTTTAACTACATTGCCTTTTGGATTTGTAACGTATACTTTAAACTTTTTAACATCACCACGCATTGGTTTGTTTAGTTTAACAGTACGTCCTTGGTATTCTGCTTCTACAACATTTTCATCATTTTCTTCAATCCAACCAAATGCTTCATAAAATTCATCACCATTAAATGATACATCAGTTAGTCCTTTAAACCATTCTGCATCTTCAGTTGCTTCTACGCCTTCTGAATAAAAATCTAATTGAGGATCTTTAAATAATTTTTTTGCAAGTTGTGGATCTTTAGCAAATGATTTTTTAAATCTTCCAATTAGATCTTCTCTTGGAGATGTATCTAAATCTGCTGGCATCATATAGTCAACAACAGTTTCGATGTCCATGTCTGGATTATCAAGAATCGCTTTCACTTTCACTTGCATATCTTTTAAATCTCTAAGGTATGGCATTACCATATCTATGTCGCCACCTTCTTCTCCAGTGTCGCCACCTGCTTTGTAAGTTTCTATATCTTTTCTTGCAGTTTGAAGATCAGTTAGTAACTCTTTGTAAGTCATCTTTACAAATGGTAATACTTCATCATAGGTTACACTACTTCTGTCAAAGTCTGCTTCGTTCGTTGATTCCATTTCAGATGCATCAGGCTCGTCACTATCTTTGTACGTGCTTTGATCAGCATCTCTTTCAATATCCATACTGCGTATTGCTTGTTTGATAACTGCGATAGCAAGTGTCTGTTGTTCTTTAGACATCGTGCCTTTTTCTTTTTCACTGAGTTCACCAACAAACATACTTAATTCAATTTGTGCATCTGATGATGGTTTAATGCGTTGTGCAATTTCACCTAACAATCTGCCTGGAGAGCGTTTTAGTTCATCTTGAAATAATGCAAGTTTTACTTTTGGATCAGTTAGGTCTTTGCCTTTAAATGCTACATTGTTAGCAATGCTGTATTCGTTTTGTGCTGGTGTTGGTGGCGTAAAAGTGATATCGTTTACGTGATTAATTGCATCACTAAACTGCATCCTCTCTGGTTCTTTCTTTGCTTCTACATTAAAAGAATCAAGTTTGTTTATTAGTTCTCTGAAATCCATAGTTATACTCTCCTTATGTGAGTATTTATTATAGAATGGACCAATTAGCGGTGTTGTTTGAATACTACTTTACGTGGTGGCAATGCTGTGAATTCATAGCCGAATTGATTACCTACAAAATATCTGCCCTTCCAAACCAAGCGTACACGCACTGTATTAAGGATTACGTCTATGTGCTTATCTTCTTGATATGAAAACAAATCTGCTTCAACTACTTGATCATTGTCTGTACATGTTACTAAAATTGTTTTTGGTAGTTCTTCTCTGTATTGAGCCATCGATATCTCCGTTGTTGAAAATGTAGGTATAAAAAAAGACCCCCGAAGGGGTCTTTCTTCAATGTGTTACACTTAGGCTACTTTTGTAGCAAGTGCTTTGTAACCAGCCGCAATTACTTTACGACTTGCAGTACCTAAACGATACTTGTTAGTTACTCTGCCTTTTGTATCAGTGTGAGTGTTCAAGTAGATTGAATAACCTGAAAACCTTAGTGCCTGAATTACTGCGGCCGGGTTACCTGCACCAAAACGTGATTTAATTTGTTTTGCTGTAAGTTCGTTGCCGTTTGAAAGGGCAGTTAGTACTTTTGATTGAATTGTGTTTGACATTATTTTCTCCTAGTTGTCTATGCGAAAACTATTTTCACATTCACTTGTATATAATACAGTCTAATAATAAGTTTGTAAAGACTTTGTTTAACCAAAGTGGCGTCGAAACGCCACTCTGTTTGTCCAATTTACGCCGCTTGATTGATTACAGTTTTGTTAGTACTTGATAACAAGTTAACTAACTGATCTTTCATTGCCATTGCGCCTTGTAATGATGTAGTACCTAGTACTCTTACATTAAAGTCATAACCAGCATCTACTAATTTTTTTGTAGCAGTTGGTCTAGTCATTTTTAAATTTGCAAATTTAATTGCTCCACCGTTAACTGATCCGTTAACCATGTATTTGTTTGCTTCTTCAACGAACACGCCAACTTTTGAGTTTACGTTTCCTTTTTGAAATTCTCTAGTGTATACAACAAATTGTTTTGTTCTAGCCATTTCTATCTCCTTGTTTAGATTATTAAAAAAGTGCTTAATTAAATTAAACATAATATATACATAATACAACAAATCGTTGTAAAAATCAAGTTTTTATTTTACCAAAATAAAAGTGGTTGACAAGAGTGGTAAAACCAACTATAATATAAGTATAGTTAGGCAAAAGGAAATCCAAAATGCAAAAAGAAATTCCAATTAAAGATGCTATCAATCTGGCTGTACAAGCACATAATATTATCGGGTCGTATAGAAAAGAAAATACTTGGGAATATATCAAAACAGAAAACGGTTCATTAGAGTCAGTTACTGCAAAGAGTAATAAACAAATGATGAAAGACTTTTATGATACTGGTGATTTCTTTATTGATGGTAGTTGTCAAGATATGACAAATGACATTTATAACCATTATCAAGGATTAATATTTAAAGTGTTATCAGATTCTTCAAATGATTTTACAGACCGTATATACCAAATTATTACAAAAGATACAGTTACACGCAAAGACTTAGGGTTCATTGCTCCGTTGCCTTCACTTTACGAACAAGAAATACAAAGAGAGTTATTTGTTAAAGAAATAAGTAATTCAACACACATTGGTACTAAAGGTGCCAAAGTATCTGTACGTGCATTGTTACACGAAGCACGTTATATTAGAACACGTGACTTTCATGTTTATACTTTTATAAGTGACGGTAATTTGATCACACATTTTAGTAGTAAACATCCTACTGATTGGAAAGTGGAAAAGTTAGTTGAGGGTAATGAATATAACTTAGATTTTAAAGTAAAAAATCATAGCCAAAGCAAATGGTATGACTGTAAAGAAACTTTAGTAAATTATCTTAAAATTAGCGACTAGAGTCGTCGCCACCGCTTACTTCAATATCAAAATCTTTTGGAATGGCTTTCGCAACAACGTTAGCCATTTCTTCTGCTGTAGCATCGTCAATATCATTGTTTAGTGCAACTTCGTATACATGCATACCTTCTGTAGTGTATGATTCAAACATAATGTCGCCTTGAGTGCTTTCATTTAAACTTTCGTTTACAGTTGAAGCCATTGCTCCTGCAAATACTTTTAAAAAAGCATCGCCTTGATCTTCATTAAAAATAAATCTTATAAAGTGTTCGTTCATTAGTAGTTTACCTTAATTGAATTGATACGTCCGTTTGTGTATGTTGCTATTGCTCTTAACCAAACAAAGTTACCTGTAAAGTTAGCAACAAAGTCAGTATCGGTATCTGAACTTGTTGTGTATGTTGTTCCTGTAATATCAAACCAGTCAGATCCCGCAGGCGAAGTGGCTAACGAAGCCTGCATTTTGACTTCTCCTGAAAAATCTGTAATACTGTAATGTACAGTATGTAGACCATCTCCACCTTTATAGTATCCGTCACCTTTAACTTTATCCGAAGTTAAAACTGTTTGTGTACTATCTGCTTCAGGTGTTTGTGCTACAGCCGAAATTGTTGTTCCGTCCTGATCGATAAATTGTAATGTTGTACTGTTTGCTGGCATACACTTATTTATGTAATTTTAATCTTATAGGCTTTTGCTAACCTAGTAATTTCCATACCTTCAACATCATTAATATCCGTTAATTTAACGTTGTATTTGTGGTCTCTACCAGCATAGTCGAGTTCCCATGCTACTACACCGTTCTCATCAACAATAGTAACATCAATATCTTTAGGTACTTCAACTACTTGACCTCCAATACCGTTTGCCCTTACAGTAGCATTAATTGTTGTACCTTTTTTGATTATTTTACGTTTGATTAGTTCTTTGATTATTTTATTGTTCATTTATTTCTGCCTCTGTTATATATTGTTGTGTGTTTCTAATTGAGTCGCCTAAGTACATTTGTAACAACAGCAACATCTGTGAATCTGTTGAGTACAAAAATCTTCCATCGGAATAGTAGCAATTTTCAATCAATTTTTTTGATGCCTTTAATTCGCCTGCATAGTTTTCTACCCATTCTTCAAACCCTGCTTGGCGTACTAGTTTTCCTTTTAGATGTATTTTAAACCTGTATTTGTCGTATGGTAAACGTTGACATATTATATTGTTTGGGTTATTAGTAAAGTAATCTTCTTGCTTTTTGTTTTTAGGCCAAACCATTTCGTGTAAATGATCTTTAAATGTACCGCAAAAGTTTTCCCATACTACTTTATCGTTTGTAAAGAAGCCAAGTTTATCACCTTCATTACGAATCTTATGTACTTCATGAACGTAATGTTTTTGAATCCAATTGTATAACTTATACAAGGTAAATCTATTTTCCCATATTTCTTTATGCGAGTTGTGCCTGTTATCGTTTATACCTAATGATAAAGAACTGTATGCATAGTTTAAATCACCTATGCCTTTCCATTGTTCCATTCTTTCTGCATTAAACAGTGATTCAATATCGCTACGTTTAGCATATCGAATAAAACTAGTTCTTGGTGTCTTTACAACTGCTTTGTACTTGTACTTTTTATAAAAAAGTTTAGTCGTGTGCGAGGTCTTCAAGTTGGGTATCCTTTCCTAACGTTGGCATAAATTCCTGTATATCTAACGTAATATTTTCACCCTCTAAATCAACAGTAACATGTCCACCGTTAACCAACTTACCAAACAGTACTTCTTTACTCATTGGCTTTTTAATTTGATCATCAATAACACGTTGCAATGGTCTCGCACCCATTTTTTTGTTGAATCCTTTTTTAACTAAAAACTCTTTGACTGTATCAGTAAGTTCAATAAGTATACCTTTGTCTGCTAACATATCATTAACTTCTTTAATAAACTTATCTACGATTAACATCATAGTTGATCTTTCTAGTTTATCAAACTTAATAATACCATCAAGTCTGTTTCTAAATTCTGGTGCAAAGAAATCTGTTACTGCATTGTCTTGTTCTCCTGAACGATCCATGTCACCAAATCCAATACCATTTTTCTCCATCTCTCTAGCACCTAAGTTAGATGTCATAATAACAATAGCATTACGAGCATCTGCTTTTTTACCATTTGAACCTGTAACAAATCCATTGTCCATTAATCCTAACAACACATTTGAAACATCTTTGTGTGCTTTTTCAATTTCGTCTAACAATAGTACACAATTAGGATGTTCTTGTAGTTTAGTAATAAGTTGACCTGCGTCTTCTTCAAATCCTACATATCCTGGAGGTGCACCTATAAATTTAGCAACTGAATGTCTTTCTTGGAATTCACTCATATCAAAACGTACAAGTTCAGTGCCCATTTCACTTGCAAGTACTTTTGCTGTTTCTGTTTTACCACAACCAGTAGGACCAACAAATAAGAATGAACCAACGGGTTTATTAAGTGATTTCAGCCCTGCTTGTGCAATAAAGATTTTATCAAGTAGTCCGTCAATGGCTTCATCTTGCCCATATACTTTTGTTTTCATTCCACCTTCTAAATCTTTAAGTGTTTCGGTTTCTTTTGATGCAATTTGCTCTAATGGTAAGTTTGTCATTTTACTTACTTCAAAAACAACCTGATCATGATCTACTATACCGTTTTCTTCATCTTTAACTTTAAACCTAGCACCAGCACGGTCAATAATATCAATTGCTTTATCTGGTAGTTTCTTATCTGCCATATACTTTTCTGAATATGTTACAGCACCATTAATTGCTTTGTCGGTAATTGTTACACCGTGATGTGCTTCATAATACTTTTTAAGTCCGTGTAAAATATCTATAGTAACTTCTGCTGTAGGTTCGTCAACTGTTACACGTTGGAATCTACGCATTAATGCACGATCCTTTTCAAAGTGCTTACGATATTCTTCCCATGTAGTTGAAGCAACTACTTTAATAGTTCCTTTACCTAATGCAGGCTTTAACATATTAGCCATATCATTTGATTGTCCACTACCGCCTGAACCAGCACCACTCATCATATGTGCTTCGTCAATGAACAAGATTGCTTTTTCTTTTTTCTCTAATGCATGGATAACCATTTTTAAACGTTCTTCAAAGTCACCTCTATATTTGCTACCTGCTACTAGAGCACCAATGTCTAATGAATAAACTGTACTACCTTTAATAAACTCTGGTACATTATCATTTGCTATTTCAACAGCAAGTCCTTCAGCAATAGCAGTTTTACCTACGCCAGGATCACCAACCAACATTACATTTGCTTTTTGTCTACGTGCAAGAATAAGCACAGTTTCTTCAATTTCGTTAGCACGACCAATAACTGGATCAATCTTACCACGTTTTGCTTTTGCAGAAAGGTTTTCACAGAATGATGAAATAATTTTTTCTAATTGTGACATGCTGTACTGTTCACTTGCCGCTTCACCTACTATTTGCTCTGCTTCAATAAAATTACTAAACTTTTCAGAGTCAATACCATGCTTCCGCATACAGAATGCAGAAAATGATTTCTTTTCTTTTAATAATGATAAAAACACATCAATTGGATCTATTGTAGTTCTACCACTGAATAGTGTTTGCGTAAATGCTCTATTAAGCATACGTTCCATTGCTTGTGTTTTTTTAGGACGTCCTTTAAAATTAGGTACAATAATATCCTGAAGTTTATCTCCAATAAATGCTGACAATTCTTTTTTAATAGCAGTTGTGTCTGCACCAAACTCTATTAGTGTTTTTGAAAATTCTTCATCACAAACTAATGCCATAGCAAAGTGTTCAATGGTTACATATTCATGTTCACCTGTTTGAGCAAGTTTGATTGCTTCTTCAAAAATTCCTTCTAACTGTTCATTAGGTTCAAGCATTAAATAATCCTTTTTTAATATTTTTTCTAGCACGTTTACTAGCCATATCCCATTTTAAATTTGAAACACGGTCTTTAAACACAATGCCATTTAAATGATCACACTCGTGTAGATAGCAACGAGCATCGTATCCTTCTATTCTTCCTACTTGTTTTTCTCCGTTTTGATCCCAAAACTCTGCAACAATCCAAGTTGGTCTTTTAACTTGTACAAACACTCCAGGAAAACTTAAACAACCTTCAATATCTAAAACTACATCAGTACTAGAATCTAATACAGTAGGATTAATAAAGATTTGTGCTTTGTCTTTGTATTGTTCACTGCCCATAGTAAATGCCGCAGTTTCAATGCCAACTTGACATGCACTTAACCCTACACCCTTATTAGCAAATTGTGCTTCTAACATTTTTTCTTTAAGTTCAATTGGATCCATAATTGGATTTTCAAAGTCAAATGCAGGCATTTGTTTGTTTAATACTTCTGCTGGATATTTAATTATTTCTAACATATTATATACTATACTTCCTTTTTAGTTTTTGTCAAGATCCTTGCTCGCTCAATTAGGTCTTTATGTGCATCATTTATATTCTTAGGAACAGTTCCCTTTACTTTTATGTATAACGTTCCAAGGCCAGGGGCATTCACTATTGGCATGCCCAATTCTTTCATACTAAAAACAGTACCTGGTTGTGTTCCTGCAGGAACGTTTAATAAAAATCCTTGATTAAAGTGTTCTATTTCGACCTTACAGCCTAGTATTAGTTCATATACAGTTAACACTATTGTTTTGTGTAAATCACAGCCTGTACGTGTAAATCTTGAATCTTTAGAAATACGAGCCGTAATTGTTAAGTCGCCTGGTGGAACATTTGGAATACTATCATCACCTAGTCCACGTAATTTTATTGACTGTCCGTTTTCAATGCCTGCTGGCATACGTGTATCAATTGTTTGTTTACGTCCACTTGGTAATGGTATTTCGAATACTACACTTTTTCCTTTGTATGCATCTTCAAGTGTTAGATCATAATTAATATTCAAAGTTTTATTTTTTTGTTGACGTTGTTGTCTACGTTGTCCAAACATGTCTCCAAATTGTCCACTCATATCTCCGCCAAACATTTGAGAGAATATATCATTAATATCTCCCATATTATGTTGTCCTGCTTGTTGTGGATCAGCAGTTCCGTACTGATCATACATGGCTTTCTTTTGTGGATCTTTTAATACTTGATATGCTTCGTTAATGTCTTTGAATTTGGTATCATCGCCACCTGTCCGATCTGGATGGTGTTGCATACTTTGTTTCTTGTATGCTTTTTTAATATCTGTGGCTGAAGCGCCACGGGAGATGCCCAAAGTGTCATAGTAGTTCATAGTATTAATTATATGACAGAATCAAACATCTGTCAAGTGTTATTTTTTACTTTTAGATGTACCTGTATAAAGACCAAACCAAGCCGCGCCAGCACCAACTACGATACTAATTAAACCTGATTGTTCCATTGTAGGTGCAGGTAAGTTCATGTACCAAATAACACACTTGTATAACAATACAATATAAACAGTTAAGAACAATCTTGGAAAAATTCTCCAAGCATCAACTGCCTTTGCTAAATGGATAAGTCCTTGGTAAGGATTTTGTGAACTGTCAGTAGTAGTTGTGTCTACTTCAAGATCAATTTGTACGCTCTTTTTAATTGGATCACTCATTATTTTTTACCCTCTAATTTTTTAAGACGAGATTCTAACTCATCTATTTTTTTAGTTACATGTGGATACTTTTTACGCCAAGCATCTTTAGGTTGTTGTAACCAAGTCCAGCCATATCGCTCAACTAAAAAATCTACACATAAATCAAATTTAGCATATAGCCAAAGACCAATTCGTGTGCTTTTGAAATACGTAGAAAAAGCAAGTCCGAAAAGCGATCCAACTAATGCTGTGTATATCCACAAGCGATCGCTTGCCATTCTTTCAATCATTTCCCACATAATTCGCTCCTTTGTATTATATGAGTATTTATTCTATCCAGCGTCTTATACCCAGTACTTTATTAGGATTATATACTTTATAACTTACTGTGTTATCTTGATTTCCGCCTAGTATAACCCATCTTCCTGCTTCTGTAGTGCTTACATAAAAGCCTACATGTCCTTGCCATGGTTCATTACCACGAGGAAAAACAACTATATCTCCTGCTTGAATATCATCAGGGTCAATGCTAAAACCCCAATCTAAGAAACTTCTTGCGGCTAACGGATATTTAGAATCTAATGCATACAAGTTTGGTACGCTATCTTTTTCTAATATGCTATTAACAAATGCCGCACACCATTCTGTACGTAAAGGATCTACATCTAATAAATCCATTAGTTCTCTTCTATCATAATATTCGTGCAGACCTAAATAATCTGTTGCAACTTCAGAAGAATTGGTTTGTGAAGAAATACACCCGGGTATAACTATTAGACTTATTATTATTGCTTGTCTGATTTTTCTGACTCTGTAGGCTCGTAGTATTCTCTATACTGCTTTAAGGTCATGCCTTGTTGGATCATATATGCACGGATCTGTGCAAAGTTTTTAGATAATAATTCATAATCATCATCGCTTAAACCAAACAGCACAGGATCTTTACCTTGCTCTTTCATTTTAGCAAATACTTCTTCTGCATTATCGCTTGTAATAATAATCCATTTTAAAGGTTCAAGTTGAGGAGTTTCAGGATTAGGGAGATTCAAAGGTGTTCTTTCAACCTCTGTTTTAAATACGTCTAACTGCCTTACTGAACTACAACTAGTAAGGAACGTAGTTAGGATTAGCAATGCTAGGACACTCAGAATTGATCTCAGATTTCTTAGTTGCATTTATCTCTTTCTCCGTTAATGGCGATCCCATAGCAATTTCTACACATCTCATTGCTTTTATAGTTGCACCGTTAATAACACGTTCAACTGATTTAGGACGTTCTTCAGCAAGTTTGCCAATGTCACGTACTTCGCCTTGACCGTTAATTTTATTAAAGCGTTGGTCAAGTGCTTTAAATTCTTTTGATAAAATTTTATTTTGTTCATCGAGTGCTTTGTTCGCCGCTAGTATTGATTTAAAATCATTAGCCTGTTGTGCGATAACTGCTTTTTGATCAGCAACACTTTCTTCTAACTTTAAGTTGTTTGCTTCTGATGTTGCTAAGTCTGCCTGTAGATTTTTTACGTATATAAATCCTCCGCCAGCGCCTGCTAACATCATTAATACTATTGCTATCTTAATTGAACTAAACATTATCCTTATCTTCTTTTGTAATGTAACGAGGATAATCACACACTACTATTTCAAGTGGTTTATTATCCCCGTCAGTAAATGTTTCTATTAATCTACCTTCGTGCTTTCTACCGCAGTTTTGGCAGTATTGACTCATACCATTGTCAAAGCAAGTTCTGTAGTTTCTGTAACTCTGCGAGTCCATCCTCTACCAAAAGTATCAAATGTACTTAGGCTTTCATAGTAACCTTGTCTTGCTTCTTGGAAGTTTTTAATAGTATCTTCAACACCATGCTTACTTACATAATCATCTAAACACTTTAATGTATTTGGTCCAATACCGCCATCAGCAGTAGTACCAATTAATGTTTGTAAGTATTTTGCACTTCGACCTGTACCTGCATTAACACCAAAGTCAAATACGCATAGATCTAAACCTGCTGGTAAGTCATCGCCTTTAACACGATCCCAGTAGTTCTTTTTATAAATGGGAGCAACATCTTCAACTAAAAGATCTTTCATATCTTTAGTTCCGCCCCAATCTTCGTAAACTCTTTTTGTAACACCCAAGTTAGTTTCGCCGCCTGGGTCTTTTGGATGGTTTACATAACCTCCTTCGTGGTGTAGAATTGTTTCTAAACACTTATCGTAGTTTACACTTGCCATTGTTATATCCTTTTTAATATTTTTGTTCTGTTACCATTAGTAAAGAACAGGTTTTCACCTAGTTTCTGTATGTTATAGTTACCCATAAACTTTGTTAAGAACATCACTTCTGAAATTGAAGTTTCGTCCAAACTAACAGCACCGGCATATTTGGTAAGTAATTCTTCAGTTGAACCTTCTTCAACTACTTCCATTCTAACTTTGCCCGAAGCATGTCTTCCAAACTCGATAACATTATCTTTAACAAATTTTTGTTCTGTAACACCTTTGTTAAAGAATCTATCTAGTTCTGTTTGATTGTACTCGTTAATCATACTTTCGTATGTGTTACTATCTAAGGGAATATCGTTTTCAGCGTCTTCAATTGTAAACGCTTTACTTTCTACATTCTTATAATATCTATATTTCCACTCATCAATGCCTGCTAATTTTGAAACGTCATCTAACAATGCACCTATATTTTTAGGTAAATGTCTATCTCTTTCAATTTCAACAAACACATCATATTTGCCTTTACGATTTTCACCTGCACTAATATCAGCATCAAGTACAAAATCATATCCTTTTTCAATAAAGTTCATTAAGTCTTTTGCAGGCTCTTGTGTTAGAACTTCAAATGCTAATACAGAAATTTCTTTGTCTTGACCCATTTTAGATTTATATGAATCAATTGTAAAGATCTCGTTAACGAAAGTCTTTAAATCGTTAGGCTGTAGGCTCATTATTAACTTCTCCTATATCTGCATCTTGTTCAGCGTCTGGAATTATATCTGGTTGTGTAGTTGTTTGTTGTAAACCAGCCATTACATATTCATCTGTTTCTCTCATGTAACCTTTGTACATATCAAACATTAATTGTTTTGGCATGTCAATGCTTACAATCCAGATAGGATGTTGATCAATTTTACCCTTTTTAGTTCCGGGTCTGTAATCGTCTGGTGATTCAATTTTACGAGGTTTTGTTAAAAAGTCTTTTTTGTATGATACTTTACAACCATAATCAAGTAGTCTTTTTCCTGCTGTAGGATTAGGCATTTCTTCTCTAGGCCACATAAACGAACACTCTACTGTGTGTCTATTTACATTAGGTCCTGAAATAAGTTCACCTTTTTTCCAGTTTTCAAACACATACATGTCTAATTCATCAATAACACGCTCAAAGTCCTTTAATACACGCATATGCGTATTAGACTCATATATGGTCTTTACATTTTCTATAATTTTTACAATATCATACATACTTTAGTCTCCACTATTATTTATCGAATCGAGAGAATGATCAAAAAATAAACACATCAGTTTATTATCTGTAATACATGTTAAATACTTTTGCAGTCGGACAAAGTTCTAATTATTAAAAAGGAGGACAGTTTGTCAAGAGCAAAACGCAAAGAACGCAATAGGGAGCGTTCGCAATCGGGTAATATAACATATATTAATCCAATCCCTAACAAAAGACGGCAAGTAGAGGTTCTACCTAGGAACCTAAGCCAAGAGACTTACCTAGAGACACTTAAAGACTATAAGAAGCACATAGTATTTGCTATTGGACCAGCAGGTACAGGTAAGACCCTTATTGGTGTACAGATGGCTATTAAAGCATTCCAAGAAGGAAACGTAGACAGAATCGTAGTGACAAGACCCGCTGTAAGCGTGGACGAGCAACACGGCTTTCTACCTGGAACTTTAGAGCAAAAGATGGAGCCATGGACAAAGCCTATATTTGACGTTTTTAATGAATACTACTATCAAAAAGAAATCAGCGGAATGCTACAAGAGGGGGTGATTGAAATATCGCCGTTGGCTTTTATGCGAGGTAGAACTTTTAAGAAAGCGTACATCGTAGCAGATGAAATGCAAAATGCTACACCAAGTCAAATGAAAATGTTATTAACTAGGATCGGCGAAGGTAGTCGAATGGTAGTAACAGGAGATTTACAACAAGCAGATAGAATGAAATCTAATGGTTTGTTAGACTTTACAAATAAAGTAGAGTCTAGAGATAATCTTAATCATATTGGTGTATGTACATTTGGAACGGGAGATGTTGAAAGACACGAAGCAGTAAAAGAAATACTAGATATATACGGCGAAGATTAAATTTCCTTGTAAGGTAATTTTTTGAAAAGTTTAGTTTTGTCCGACTGTCCACTATACTTTTCATACTCAGGCATTGGATCTTTAGCGTCAGTTATGTTTGGCCAGTTTGCTTCTTCGGCAAAATACAAGTTGTGTTTGAACCACGGATCGTCTTCATCGTCGGTCTGGTATATTGCTTCTTCTGGACATTCAGGTATACATACTCCGCAATCTATACATTCGTCTGGATTAATTACTAACATGTTTTCACCTTCGTAAAAACAATCTACAGGACACACATCTACGCAAGTTGTGTGCTTACACATTATACATTTACTATCAACCACGTGTGCCATATTATTTCTCCTTAAAATTCATTGATATAACAATTCTGTTATCGTTATTTACTTTTTTATCTACTTCATGTTCAGTAAAACTTCTGAATATAAGCAGTCTTCCAGACAATGGATAGTACCAATGCGAAGGCGATGTAAAGTCATTAAAGTGGCTTGCTTCACCGTTTTGCTTTGGAGTAATTTTTAATGGGTTATTCATGTCATTAAAATATGGTCCTCTAAACGAAATAGGTACATCAGATGTATAACCTTCTAAATAAAAACTTGTACTAATTGTACTGCCAGTATGCATATGTGCAGGATTGTAACTTCCTGCTTTATAGTCTATACACCAAGACTCAAACGGTTCATACTGTCCTGGAAAATTGTGTTCGTTTGCATAGTCTTGCACTCTATTTGTTATCCACTCTGTAAGTTGATTAAATCTTTCATCTGTATGAATTTGATAATATTTTAACTCAGAATCATCATCACTTGGTATTGTATATAATATTTTTTTATAAGGATCTTGTATATCGTTAATAAAAGGACAATCAGCGATACCAATTACTGTAGGAAAAAGTTTTTCTAAATATATACCTTGATGAAATCTAGTAATATTATCCACTTAAAGCACCCAATTATATATTCCTCTTACTGCAAGTAACAAATACATACCTTCCATCAATGCTCTAGGAGTATCCCCGTCCTTAATACCAAAGTAAACCCACATTGTACAACTAACTGTAGCAACTGCCCAGCCTATCCATTGCACTTCAGGATTACCACCGCTTAAAAGGAAAGCACTGATCATTGCTAGAATAAAGCCTAACCAACGCCATCCATTAATATTATGATAGTATCGTATTTTCATTATTTACGTTTAGATGCCTTTTTCTTTTTACCGTTGCCTTTTTTATATTCTTTGTATTCTTCGCCTGTCATTCCTGTTGGGATCTTTTCAATCTTTCCACCGTTGGCTAAGAATTTTTTAATTGATTCGTCAAGTTGTTCTTGTCTTTTTTGTGGCGCCTCTGGATCACTCACAGAGTCGTAGGCACGATTTATTTCATTTGGCATTGTACTCCTTTTTATAGCCGTGCTAGTTTTACCAACGTAGCACTCATGTTTATTTCCGGATCAGCGACAAATGAATGATCGACTAATCCTTGTTTAATTATTAATATTGCTTGATCTTGTTTATCATCTTCTTTTGTAAACACTTCCAAGTTATCATACATCCAACGGAAAATATCTTCCATCTCTTCAGGCCTTGCCTGTGTACAAATTAGTTTACGTGCTTGTGCAATGTTACCTGCTTTAAATAGTTCAACCATTTCTACTTTGTAATCACTTTCTCCTGTATCGCCTTTTTGTGGCGGAGTAAGTTTACCTGTTGTACTATTCATCTGACACATGTTAATGCATTTTCTCATATCAGGATATGTTGCTTTAACAAATGTGTCTAACACATCTAAATCAGGTTCTACACCTTCTTCTAATAGTATTGTTGCAATACGTGCAGTAAATTCTGTTTGATCAACGTTTGTAATATGAAAGCCTTGACATCTACTATGTAGTGCAGGAATAATTCTGTTAGGATAGTTACAAGTTAAAATAAACCTACTAGTAGTATGATACTCTTCCATTACACCACGCAATGCCGCTTGTGCGTTTGGCGACAAATAATCTGCCTCATCAAGTAGTACAACCTTAAAGTCACCAAATGGAATCATTTGTACAAAGTTTACAATCTTGTCACGTACATCTTCTACACTGTTTGTTCTACTAGCATTAATCTCTAGTACATCATATTCATTTATTTCTAATTCATTTAACAATACTTTAGCAAGTGTTGTCTTACCAATACCTGCATGACCACTGAATAACAAATGAGGAATACTTTTCTCTTTCACCCAACCGTTTACTTGATCTTTTTGTGTTTGATCTCTAAACACATAGTCACCTACTGTGCTTGGACGATACTTTTCTACCCATAGTTCTTTAGCCATTTTGTTCTATCCTTTTGCGTAATCCACTTGTACTAAATGAATGTTGTCTTTTATTATAATAAATTTCTATGCTTTTGTCAACACATAATTGCTTTCCTGTAAAGTCTTTTGTCCGATATTCTTCGCCAATAAAACGTTTGTTGACGTCATACGTTAATAGTATGTCAAGCAAATCTTGTTCTGTAGCATATGGAATGATTTCGTCAATGTACTTGCAACCTTCAAGTTGTACATATCTTTCAAATACACTTTGAATAGGTTTATTTTTTTCTGGTCTGTCAAGCGTAGGATCAGTTTGCAGTCCTACCATTAGATAGTCGCAGTTTGCTCTTGCTTCTTTAAGCATAGCAACATGTCCGCTATGGAAAAGATCAAAAGATGAGAATGTAATTCCTTTAACAATCATACTATAAATATACAGTTATTTTATAGTCTTGTCAAGTTTTTTTGTATTTTTATTTGCCGAATTAGAATCTTTATACTCTTTTGTATTGCGTAGATGTGGATACTGATATTTTGTAGGAACAGTACCCCAACCTATAACACGATCCCAATCTCGTTGTGTATAATACTCGTTCTTTTGCATCACAAGTATTTAGTGGTACTTAATTAGAAGTGATAATTTTATATACGTCTTCCCAGTTTTCTGCTCTTTGTACATCGGGATTGTCGTAGTCTAAGTTCCATTTGTGTGATATAATAATAGGTTTGTGGCCTGCACGTAGTCCTGCGTCACAGTTATCCGGTTTATCTTCAATCCACCAATGTCCTTTATCATATTCAGATAGTGCTTCGTCTTTATCAGAGCCTGTTCCAATGCATAACACACGGTCAAATGTATCTGTACCAAATACCTGTTCTAAATTATATGCACGTAATTTACCAGAACATTCATCTTCTGATAAACTAGTAATAGCATCAAACTTATAACCTTGTTGTTTAAATTTTCTAACCCATTCAACACTATCACGCAAAGGTTTTAAGTAACCAATCCATGCACTTTCGTTGAACTGTTTTACTAAGATATCGCATTGTTTTTTACGTTGAAACCCGTAACGTACATATTGACTATATACGTCAGGCTTCTTTACACGAAACCCTTGTTTAGTCATCCATGCATCAAATGCAGGTTCCCAATCTAAAACTACTCCATCAACGTCGATAAGTATTTTCATTAAAGATCACCGTCTTTGCGATTCTCACTATAGTGTACGTCGAACTCTCCACCAGGGTAGCGTGACTTTAATTTGTTTACGTTTTCTTCGATTACTTCGTTAGGGTCCAAACTAAGAGCCCTACAACTAGTAATCCAGTACCACATAATATCGCCAAGTTCTCGTTTACAATGAAATATAGTTTCATCGTCCATAGGTTTACCTTGGAAGATACATTTTTTAACAATTTCTGCAAATTCGCCTCCTTCACTTGCAATGCCAATAGCACCTGTCATAAGTGATGCGGCATTAACTTTTGTTCCACTTTCAACAGTTTCGATATCAATCATACGATTATACATCTGCATACTTGATAGTGATTCATCACTGGTTACTTGTTTTACAAATTCTTTATATTTGTTTAGATCTACGTTTTTCAATTTATTCCTCGTTTTTATCTAGCGCCAAAGTCTTCTGGTCTGACTTGGTCGGGTGCTGTGTTAAACTCATCGCCAATCTTGTAGTCTTCTGGCTTTGAATCGCTTACAGCAATTATAGCATCAACATCTACTCTATGTAAAGTAATGTCTTCACCATTTATATCTAATTCCATTTTTCTTGTCCAACGACCATGTTCAACTAAGATATAATCACCTACGTTATATTCTTCTTTGTTCGTAGGACCTTTAGCATGAACTTTTGCCCAACGAGGATAAACGCCTCTTGCAGTACCGTTATCATCTCTAATAATAATTCCACCTTTGGTTTTCTGTTCACCAAAGTATAAGTCAGTAACTAAAACATGATCGTGGATTGGTCTAATTCCTCCAGTTTTAATTCTTGCCATTACTTTTCTCCTGTAGCGTCCGATATGCCTTTGCGTCTTGTTCTTGCTCTTTTAACTGCTTCAACACCTACTTCTAACACTTTTTCTTCTACTTGTTCTGGTTGTTTTGTTGCTTCTTGTTTCGCAGGAACTTCTTCTACAGCAGATTCAACTTCATTAACAATAGAACTTGGTTGAGTATCTTCAATAGTCATTGTTTGCGAAGGTGGATTGTTTGGTGCTGTAGATGGTTTTGCAGGTTCTCCTGCTGGAACATCTGCGTCTGGTGTTGCTTTTGGATTTGAATCGTAATATGAACTTACAATTTGTTCACGTGTACGAGTAATTTTGCCACCAGCGCCGAGTTCGTCGCCTCTAGCATTTACTTTCATATTACCTACTGCTGGAGTAAGTTCGTTTTGAGAACGTAATTTGTCCATGTCAACTGAACGTCCGTTCATTGTTCTATATGTTCTTCCCATAATATTCTCCTTTGTATAGGTAGTTATCTTAAAAATTCTGTGGGATCTAAATTGTATTTTATAGAGTTTACTTTGTGTACTTCTAACAAATACAAGACATAACTGGCTACACTAGACCCACGTCCAACACCCCATACGATATTGTTTTTACGTAGTGTATCCACCATGTATTTAAGGAATTGTAAAACGTCCATCATAGCATGTGACTTGTATAAGTCTAACTCATACTCTACACGTTGTTTTTCTTCAGGTGTTTCACAACGTCCTAATACATAATCTTCTATATCAAACTGTTTATACTCTTCTGGCATAAACCAATTTAATCTATTATCTTGATCATATCCATCTTGATCTACAGTCGTATCAACTGTTGACGATAATCTTGTAATATCATCTCTATTACTATCTATGATTGCGTTGTACTTGTTTGCTAGTTCTTCTGGAATAATACAATGTTTAATGTTATCAAATTTGTTTTGATAAATTAATTCAATAATATTACTTTCGCTAACAGATGATTGACCAATACTAGTTGTCTCGGCCACCGTCGATGACTGTTGGTTTGAAACTGTTTTTCTTTTCTGCGAGTTCATATCCTAAATCTTTCCAACTTGCGGCACCTGTCCAAATTGTTTTTGCATCAATGCGTTGATCAAATGTTGCAGTGTCATCTCTAAGCCACCACGGAACAATTTTATCATCAATCCAATCTGTAACTTGTAAATGTTTGTTTTCATAACTGTTACTGTCTATAGTATATTTTACACTATCTCCTAGTTTGCTGTCAACCGTTATATTGCCAAAATAGAAATATTTTCCTGCAATTGATTGAATTTTTTGGTATAATGTTACAGCAAGTAGTTGATCATATGGTGCTCCGGGTAATAATATTTTATTAACTGGCATTTTAAACCATATTGATTCTGTTTTATTTGTTGGAGAAAATACTACTGAGTTTTCACAAAGACGTTCAACAAGATATTTAATTTTGTCAAATCCAATATTTTGCTGTGATATTTCTTTAGATTTAGGAATAAAACTTATTTCTAAGTTATATCTATTAGGATATACAACATCGTCAACTACAACTGTAGCATCAAAATGTCCTTTCCAACTAAAAAAGTTTAGTGTTTCGTCTTGGTCTTTATTGTACATTAATTAATTCACCTAAATCCTTGCCGTCATCTTTGCTTTGTGTTTGTTGTTCACGTAACTTATCGTTACTTCTTTTACGTTGTTCTTCACTATACATAGTTAGTGAGTTCTGTAATTGAAATAACACAGACTGGTTCGGTATTCTAGATGCAATTAAATATTTTTTTTGTAAACCTGAAATGGTTTCTTGTAGTTCATCATCCGATAAAGAGTTAGGATCTTTTGCTAACGGATTAAACATTATTATTCAAACTTGCCTTTATAGTAGATAAAGATATTAGCACCTTGATCTGGTGACCACAATTCAAAAATATGTTTTGTAGTATTATTTCCATCTGTCATATCAAAGTCGCTTGTCAAGTTTAAATTAGTTGAGTCGGTTAAAATGTTTCCTGAAGGTGTACTAAAGTTTAAAAACTTTTGACTTGTGTTGTTGGATCTTACTTCTAATGTCATATGGCTTAGTGCATTAGCAGGTCCCCAATTTTGTACAACTACAGTGTTTGTACTTGGCTTTTCAGTAGTACAAATTAATCTACGATAATGTCCTGCTGTAAAATCTACATTAGTTTCACCTGCAAGTGTTTCAGCACTTGGTGCCGCTAATCCACTATCTTGTAAAATTACTTTTGAAATAGTGTTATCGTTAAAATCGTTATCTGCTTGTTTACTCGGTGCAGTACCTTCAATAGTACTAATTGCACTTTTCGCACTGTCTATTGCAGTTTTGATATTGCTAAAATTATCTCTAAACCCTTGCGAATCATTATCTTGTCCTGCTACAGGATAAAGAGCGTCAATACCACCTGTGTTTATATCGTTACTTGTTGCCATATTAAATTACCTTCCTTTTTGGGAATACAATGTATTTATCGCCTGCTTCACCTTCTACACTGTCGATTGTGAGTCTATCAACTTCAAAGTTAATAGTCTTAAAATCAAAGCCACTATCTTGTATATTTTCAAGTACAGTTGCACCGTATCCGGGTTTAGCGTAGGCAATTGGTACAGCCTTAGTGTATCCTAGGGCAGTCCCTGTTGTTGTTTGCGTACTATTCATCCATAATGGAATGAATTTCTCGTTGATATTTATAATAGTACTATCACCATCAGGATAAAGTTCCTTTAGGCGCTTTTGCATATTGCTAACACTATTTGGATATAAGAACCGTTTTACTAGTTGATCTATTGTAATAATGTTTGTACTTGCTTTATACTGATCAGTATCTACTGTTAAGTCTTTACTAGTTTTAGTAATATCTATTTTACTTGCTACACTACCGTTTATCTTTTCAGCATCGTCAAATATATCTACATAAAGGATTTCATATATTACATTATTATTGTCATCTTTTGCTGTTGCAATTTTAACATCACCGAACTTAAAAGTTTTTCTGTGGAAGTTTCTTACTAGTGCTGGAACATATTCTTCAATTTTTAAAGTTTCAATACCATACTGTAATAACATCTTAATTTGATTTTGTGTACCAAAAGCAGGATCATTAGGTCTATATAAAATATTATCTGGAAAGATAGTATTGTTAGTTATGAAGTCATAATAATACTGACGTTTAGGTTTTGGTAACAATGGTTGTAAAAATATATTACTGTACTGTGTAAGTGTATCTGCTGTTACAGCAATTCTAAATTGTTTTTCTACAGCACTTTGTTGATAATAATCTCTAGCCTGTACAGTAAATCTAAACTCTCTATCAATTGAAGTAGTTCCACCGTCTAATGTAAAACTGTTTAAACCAAAGTCTGTTAAATCAACAGTAGTTAATCCATCTCCAGCACCTGCTGTAGATTCAAACTGACTAATTTTTCCAATTAATTCGCCACCACCACTTAGAATAATTCCTGGTGGTAGTACTCCGCTTAGAAATCTATATCTTACATCTGCATTAGATAAAATTGTAGTTGCATCTATTCTTAATGTACTTGTTTGGTTTGGACTTAATGTACCAATTAACTCTGGTGTTGTAAACTTAATTGTACTATCAACTTCACCTTGAATCTTTAATATAAACTGACGTGAATGAATTACTGATTCAGTGGAGTAAATGTCTTGTCTTTTAATTTGTATTGTAAATGTGTATGTTTCTGTTACTGCAGGTTGATACGGAACTTTACCAAACAACACACCATTAGTTGCATCTAGTGTCATACCTGGAGGTAAAATACTAGCACTTGAATCTTCGTTATTAATTAATTCATATGTAACAGCACCACTAAATTGATTAGGATCATATACTTCAAGTGGTATAGTAATAAAATTATTTGCTCTTTTTATTCCTAGGTTACCTGTTGTTAACCATATAGGAGTTCTCAAATATGTAGCACTTGAAATAAATGTTTCTGTGTCTGCTTGAATTGCTAGTGTATCTGATCTAAAGTTTTGTTCATTAACAACAAATATTCTAAACCTTCTTCTTGCTCTTGTAACACCATCACTAACAGTAACAAAAAATTCGTAAAATCTATTTAGATATTTTGGAGCACCACTACCGTCATCTCCTCCGCCATAATCAAAAGGAAATTGATCGTATTGTTGTCTATCGTAATTAGTACTTGATGCTTTATAATCAACAGTAAGTTCTGCTTCAATTATTCCACTTAATTTTCCATCTTTGGATAATGTTAAGCCTGGCGGAAGTTCTCCAAACAAATCGTCTAAGTAGTATTCTAAAGTTTCTCCTGCTGTTAAGTCAGAATCTCCTGCACTTAACTGAAAATCTACAACACTTCTATTTAAAATAAATTGTTCGCCTTGTGGTCCAATTGGTAATGTTCCTTCTGGAGTTAACCAAAACGGAGCATCTTCTCCTTCAACTGTAATTGTAAAAGTTCTGTCTATACTACCTTCGTTATTTGATGCACGTATTACAAACTTATTTGTTTGTGTATCTGATACCTCAAAAGGTGTACCTATAATTCTATTACCTTCAAGACGTAATCCACCTGGAAGTGTTCCACTCTGTAAAGAAAATGTAGTAGCATCAGTAGCATCTAACGTGAAAGACTGCGTTGTTCTTTCTTGAACCGTTCCTAAACTACCTGCTGAAGTTGTCCATACTGGTTTAGCCATTTTATATCCTCTTACCAGTATTTACCTTAACTATCAAACTGACTTACAATCCACCAACTTGAGTTATACCATACTAGCGTTACAGAGCCATACTCTGAATTTTGTGAAATATTTAAAGTACCAACAGAACCGTTAATTGTTAAGTTTACTTGTAAATGTCTATCAGTAAATGTAGCACCGCCGTTAACACTAAATTGTCCTCTGCTTACAACTTTAATTGTCTTTGTTTGTCCGTCAACTGATCCAGCACCTAAATTACCATATGCTAAATCTGCACCAACTGCTGTCCAATCTGCCGTTGTAACAAAACTAAACTGTGAAGAAGTTTCAATAGTCTGCGGCGAAGCAGTACCTGCAATAGTAAGTGCTTGATTACTTACACTAGATAAAGTACCGTCAATTCTTACATCGCCGTCTAAGTGAATATGTCCTGTACCTTGTGATGTAATTGTTAAGTTTGAGTTAGAAGGTCCTGCAATTTGTGTTCCTTCAATATGTAAACTACCAACATCTGCTTTTGTTGTAGTAATAGCATTGTTTACACCGTCAACAATTAAACTAGAATCATCAGCAAACACACTACCTGTTAAGTCGCCGTCAACTGTTCCTACTGTGCTTGTTGCTGTAATACCCAATGCGTTTACAAAACTTTGTGTTACTCTTGCATCTACTTTTGTGTTTGTAAAGTAAAGGTTACTTGAACCTTCTGGCAAATTATCAGTAGTATTGTTAGTTAATAATACTTTGTTAGCAACTCCATCTACTAGTAATGTACTATCATCTCCAAATACACTACCTGTTAAGTCACCTGTAAGTACAGGACTTGTTGTATGTGTGATCTCACCTGTGCTTGAGTTGTACATCAGTATAGTTGTACCAACAGCACTTCTAATAGGTGTAATTACTAAACTACTTGCTTGAGTGTTGTTTACAATATTGCTAGTTGCGTTAAGTACAATTGAGTTTGCGGCTTGGTTTGAATAGCCTGCTTGATTACCAATTGCTATTGCATCGGTACCTTGACCTGTATAACCGGAGTTTATTCCAAGTGCTATTGCGTTGTCGCCTTGAGTAAAACTTCCTGCGCCGTACCCAACTGCTACTGCGTTGTCACCTTGATTGTCATAACCTGCTGTTTTACCAAGTGCTATTGCTTCTATGCCTTGATATAATTGACCTGCGGCGTACCCAACTGCCACTGCGTCCGCACTTTGGCTGTTATTACCTGCTTTCCGTCCAATTGCAACAGCCTGTATGCCTTGAACTAATTCGCCTGCTTCATCTCCAACTGCTACTGCTGAATCACCTTGAGTAGTTTTACCTGCTTGATATCCAAGTGCAATGCCATATGCACCTTGCGTTGTTTTACCTGCTTCATTACCAATTGCTACTGTGTTAGCACCTTGAGTTGTTGCTCCTGCACTACTACCAAGTGTAATTTTTGTTTCACTTGTTCTTAAACTTGCTGTTTCAATATTGCCAACAATTTTATTATTGTTACCATCAACTAGTAATGTACTATCATCTCCAAACACACTACCTGTAAAATCACCATCAAGTGTTACAAATTCTAATGCTGTTCCACTTGATGCAACTCTAACAAATTTGCCTGCGTCTGCGGCTGAACCTGCATATGAAGCCGGCGTGTCTGATAAGCCAACGAATGTAGATGAACCACCTCCGCCACCTCCGCCAGCACCCCATGCTAATTCTGTACCTGAAACTGGTACAACTAAAACTTCGCCTGCGTTACCAATTGTTCTTGGAAACTGGTATGCGTTATAGAAATCAACAGTACCTGTACCGTTAGCATCTAATGTTAAATCTTTATTTGAAACATTTGTTTTAATTCCTGTTTCACTAATTTCAATATCATTAAGTGTAGCAACACCGCTTGAATTAAATGTAAAGTAAACTGGTTGACTAGCAGGTGGTCTTCCTGTTTGGAACGGAAGTAATGCAACTTGGTTAACTGTAGCATCTACAACACTTGCACCGACAGCACCTAATCCTAATGAATTATTATCACTGTCGTTAATTGTAAATGATATTGTTGAACCAGCACCAGTTGTATATGTTTGTCCACCGGATAATGCTTTGTTAACTACTGTTTCTATGTTAAGAGCATTTAGTGCAATGTTACGGAAACTTGTTACTGTAATTAAATCTACAGGTAAATCAACACTTGTTTGTACTGTTAATGGACTAGGTTTAGTTCTATATGCTAAACCAAACTCACTACCTAATTGTCCTTGTACACTAATATCAGCAGTGTCAATAATAACTTTACCATCACCACTTATTGTTTGTGCATTTGTATCAAGTGTTCCTGTAAGTTGTCCTTGAATTCCACCGTTAATATTTCCTGAAATTGTTTGTCCTGCACCTAGTGTAAGTCCACCGTTAGCAGTAATCAATCCACCAAACTGTGATGTTCCTGTAATTATAGCATTAGTGTTTACTGTTAAGTTATCAGTATTCATTGAGTCTGAATCAATTGAACCAATAGATGTAATTGTACTACCGGCTCCACCAATAATACTATTACCTAAAATACTAAGGTCACCGCCAAGTTGCGGAGTAGCATCATCACCAACTTCAAATGCTCCTGTGATTACAATATCATTTCCACTTTTAGTAACAACAATATTTGCATTACCGCTTTTTATTCCAACTAGTTGTCCTGATGAACTAGCAGTTAATGTATCACCATTATCTACTTGAATTGCTCCAAAGTCGTTGTCTGCTAAATTTGTTGTGTTGATGTATACGCTGTTACCATCAGATGTAAGTGCAATAGTACCATCACTGTTTCGTAATGATTTAAATTCTAAATTCTGTGCAGTTTTTACTTTAAATACTCCTTCACCTATACCTAGGTTTGAAGCAGTATTAGTTTCTCCTCCAACAGCAAGTAATTCTGTAAAGTTATCATTAACTTTATCAAACGCTGTTCTTAGATCGTCACCTGTACCATCATTTGGATTAGTACCTATATTAATTGTTTGTATTGCCATAATAGTTTCCTACACCTTTATTTACAGTCTACCAACCACAACTTCGATGGTTCCAATATCTGTTGAATTATAATCTTGCAGTGCCTTACCGATAACACTCCCTAATTTTGGATTGTCCATTGCAATTCCAACTCCTGGAACATCACTTGTTACAATCATATCACCTTTTGTAATATTACCTACTACTTTACATGGTACACGACCTGTTAGTGCTACAGTAACAACAAAGTCTCCTGCTAGGTCCGCATTCATTAAGTGTGCTGGATTAGTTGAAACTACTCCTGCAACTTTAGTAGTCATCATTTCGTTTGCTTTGGTAACTTCATTTTCGCCACCAAACATAATAACTGTGCCTGGCTCATAAGTATTGTCACCTAAATAATTCTCCGCCAAGTCAGCAAATCTAGCACTTGTTGCAGTACCTTGGAATAAAGTTGCATATACATTAGCATATTTGTTACCTGTTGTTCCAAGATCATATGTATTATTTGCACTTGGTCTAATAGCACGGCCTATCAATGTACCTGTCATTGTATCGCCATCAATATCTACATAGTCTGCATCGTGATTGTGATTAACAGTTGTACTAATATCTGCGGCACCGCTACCATCAAAGTTAACTGTACCTGTTACTGCGCCTGATACTGATATTGCTCTTGCTGTTGTAAGTTTAGCCGCACTACCTGCAAATGATGAGTTAGCAACAACTTCTGCTATTGTAAGTGCTGTTGCTCCTGCACTATTTTGAATTGTGAAGTTTGTGCCTGAATCTTTTTTCTTAATGACTTCTGTATGTAATGTTGTACCGTAAATATCATTCCAAAATTTTGTACTAGATCCTAAATCAGTTGTGTTATCTACTTTAGGTTCTAAATTAACAACACGTAAAGTAGTAGCATCGTTCATACTTACTGTGCCGTCTTTCATTAAAGCACCAGCAGTTTTTACGTTTGCATAATCTGTTACATCTGCACCATCTTCAACATTAGCAATAGTTCTTACCTGTGCAGGTGTAAGTGGATTAACTGCTGACGCCGCGCCTCCGCCTGCAGGTACACCTAAAATACTTGATGCCGCTTGGTGTACAATTTTGCTTAATGGAATACCGTCTGTTAGTCCTGTTGAAGTTTTTAAAGTAACCCAACCTGTGTCAATTGTAAATTGTGCATTATCAAACGCCGCAAGTCCACTTGATTGTTGTAGCATACGTGAGTTTGTAACAAAGCCACCGCTGATATAAGGTGTAAATCCAACTGTTCCGTTTACTGTACCTGTTAGTGCTTGGTCAGTGTAAATTGTAAAGTTTGTATTATCAACTTTACTAATATAATAAAAGTTTGTGTTAAGTTCAATTGTACCAGCAATATCGTTAATACCAATTAAATCTCCATTAACAAGATCGTGTGTAGATGAAGTAGTAATTCTAATTGGGTTACTTAAAGTAATGCCACTAATTGCTTTACCACCTGCGTTAGCACTTGCTCTTGTAGATGCAAGTTCCATGCTCAATTTAGATTGTTGTATTCCTGCAATTTCACTAACATCAGGATCTTTAATAGAACCTGTCGCTAATCCAACTTGTATTGAATTACCTGCTCTTATAAATCTAATGTCACTGCCTGTGCCTGTCGGTTCACCAAATGTTCTTGAACCACTAACTGCATCAGTTGTAGTATTAAGTGCAGTATTAACCATTCCAACAATTGGATTACCTAAACCGTCTACAGTATTTGTTCCTGTGAACATTAATAAATCTGTGTTAGCAGGATTTCCTGTAATAGTTGTTCCTTCTAATCCACCAATACTGTTTTGTGTATCTACATATTGTTTAGTAACTGCATCACTTCCGTCAACTGGATCACGTAACGATTTAATTCTGTTACCGTTCATGTCAATTGATCCACTGTCAATAGTACTATCATTTAACATTACAAATGCTGTTACATCAGTTCTAACACTGTCTGTAAAGTCACCTTTGAATACACTGTCTGCATATAATTTGTTAATTGCATCAGTGTTGTTTGTTCCTTGGAAAATGTTTGTAATTTTGTTAGCGTTTAGATTAAGTTCGCCATTCATTCTGTTCCAAGCAAGGTTAGTGCCATTGTAGCCTGCTCTATTTAATAATCCAAATGTACCACCAGCCGATTGTGATCCTGTTGTACTTGGCTCAGGAAAATCACTTCCGTCTTCGTGCTGACCAATAATACTACTGTTAAGATATTTGACTAAAGTTGATTCTGTTGGTACAGCATCATCTGACTGTCCTTGCATTTTTCTATCAGTTGAGAATTCATCAATTGATGTACCTTTTGTAAATTTTAAACTGTCAACGTTTGTTAAACCAATGTTTGCATTAAGTTCAACTGAACCATCACCTTGGTTAACACGGAAGAACTGTCCAACTCTAAAGTTACCATCTTGGTCTGTACTTGCATAGAATGTTCTACCTGATCCAACTTCAACTGCTTCGTTTGCTTGGTCTGCACTAAAGTCTGGTTTACCTGCAGGTGATCCGTAAACGTTGTTTGGATAGTTACTGTCAATATAGTTACCCCAACCAATGTTTAGGAAGTCGTGTCCTGTTGCTCTCATTGTAGAAATACGTGTTGTAACAATTGATGTTGTACCACTTGATAAGTTTGGCGGAACACGTAAATCTAATAAATGTTCTTGTACATTAGAAACTGTACCGCTTGGTTCTTGTACGTCAAATCTTTCTACGTTTAGAATTCTAAATACTTGTGCGTCAATACCAACTCCAGCAAATTTCAATGCACTACTTGGTAAAACTCTTGGAGCATCTGTAATGCCTGTTAGTAGAACTTTTTTACCAATTGTAAGTGTAATGTTAGCATCGTTTGGAACTTGTGTTCCTGTTCCAATGTTTAGTGCTGATCCTAATGATAGTGTTGCTTTACCACCAAATATTGCATCTGCGCCTGATCCACTGTATGCTCCGTCTACCACTGATGTTGCATCAAATCCTGTACTTAAACTTGAGTTTGTGTACATAAAGAATTCTGTAGTTCCGTTACCACTAGTAACATCAATATAGTATGCTCCGTCTATTGTACTAAAACCGTTTCCGTCAAGTCCTTCAATTACTACAACCGAACCATGTCTAAATCCGTGTGCAGAACTTGTTGTAATTTTAGTTGCACTACCTACGTTAATACTAGCAATTTCAAATCTAGCACCTGTAATTTCATTTACTACATATTCTGTTGTGTCACTGTTTGTTGAGTATGCTGTTAATTCAATTCTTGAATCTTCAAAAGGCAAATAGTCAAAGTCTTTAATTTTTATTTCTGTATTACCTGATTTGTTAACAGTAGAACCTACTGTGTCTGCTTTAACAATCTGTGTATAATCTGGATCTGGTGAACCGGTTGCTTGTGCGTTAACATGTCTAAAGAATGTTACACCACTTTGTAAGTTTTCGTTTGGATCACTACCTTCTGCTTTTAAACCAATACGTCCATAACAACTTGAACCGTTAAGTGATCTAATTTGTCCACCGTTTCTTGCCCAATAAGATGTATCACAATAATATGTGAACACAGATACTGCTTCAATTAGTCCTGCGTTAGTTGCAATCAATCCAAATCCGTCTGAGTTGATTTGTGTATAGTCATTACAAGTCATAGACTTGTTACCAGCAGTTTCTAATCTAATTTCAGTTGTTTGTGGAATGTTACCTGTTGAGTTAGAACTTGTTCTTGATATAATTGTTGTTGTACTTGCAAGTGTAAGAGTTTGTTTAAATGTACCTGCACCTAGTCCGTCATCAACTGGTGCTGTTGCTCCAATTACTCTATGTGTAAATTTTTCAAAGTCACTTACGCCAGATACAAAGTTTCTTGAATCTTGGTATAAGAATGTTGTTGGTAATTGTATTTCTCTTGTTAAACCTTGTAGTGTGATAGTAGATCCACTTGCAGGATTATCAACTACTGTACCATATTGTACACCTGCGTTACCGTCAACATATTGACCACCACCGCCTTGTCCTGAGAAACTTGAAACTGTTTGTACATAAGGTGATTTAGTTAAAATTTGTCCTTCTGGATCAAGTACGTTAATAAAACCCTGATGTCTACGTAAACTTAAATTACGTAGGATTGTAGCATTGTTCATTAAGAACATATCCATATGTTGGTTTAGTTTCTTAAGTTCAATTACTGTATTGTTATTAATTGTTGCACCAAGTGTTGTAGCCGTTGTTGTATTGATATCAGAGTAAATATTACCTCTCCATCTACTAGTATCTCCAACAGCATCTGGATCACTTGCCCAATCTTTAACATAATATGTTACACCACCATTTTCAAAATATAATCCATTGACTGGAGGATAAGCAACGTCTTTGATTGTAATTTGATTACTACCAAGTTGGTTAACTGCACCACTAAATGTATCTGCACGTGAATACTGTGAGTCATAGTGATTTCTAAATCTTGATTCTTTTGGAAGTGCTGTTCCGTTATATCTTAATAAGTCACCTTTTTCATATGTTAAATTGATTGCACGTGAAGGAGGTCTAACTCCAACTAATGGTTGTATAATTGTACGTCTAAACTCATCACCTTTAAGTGAAACGTTTTCTGGCAATACAATTGGAAAGTATTCTTCGTAAAGTCCTGACTCAACAAAAATTGTAATTTCAGGTAATGGAATATTTGTTTCTCTACCTTCACCGCCTGTTTTTGTTGGAGCAACACCTGTACCATTTGTAATCACATTAGTAATAATGTCCATCAATGTACCAATAGTAGTAGACGCTCCTGATTCTGCAATAATCGCCGCATCAACAAATTGTGCATATCCACTTTGATTACTAAATGTACCTTCAAATGTTGGTAATGATCCAAGTCCTGAATTAATAACAGTTGTAATACTGTTCATTAAGTTGTTTACTTTTGTACTTGCCGCGCCTTCACCGTTGTTTGAACTTGTGTATTGTGTATATGTTGATTGTTTACTACTTGTATATGACAAGTTTTGTAAAACAAAGTTTCTTACTAGGTCTTTAGCAAATTCTAATGCATCGACAGTTTGTGCCTGTTGTCCAGCAACTTGACTTGTTGCACCATCCCAATAGTTTTGTGCGTTATCTCTTGATTTAGTGTTACCACCAAATTTTAAATCAAATGCAACGCCTTCTAAAATTAATTTTGTATCACGTCTACATTTAGATTCATTATATGTAAAGCCTGTCCAAATACCTACATTATTCGTAATTTGATCATTAATATATGCAATAGTTTCTTCAGCAACATAATCTAAGTTTTGTGTAATTAAATCATGTGCATATGGATTTCTAGTATTGCTTGGAGCAACATATGCAGTGTTTGTTAGAACATTTGTTGTAATTAAATTTTTAGCAAAGTTAATTGCCGCTACTGTTTCACTTTGTTGTCCTGCAACTCTAGATGTAGCACCATCCCAATAACTTAATGCCGCATCAACAGTTTTTGAATTACCTACATAAGTTAAATCAAAACTTACAGCATCAATAATTAATCCTAAGTCTCTAAAACACTTGTCTCTGTTAAATGTAAATGTATCTGCAAAGTCATCTGTGTTGTCACCATCGTTGATTTCGTTTTCAATAAATGCAAGAGTTTCTTCTTGAATAAATCTTCTGTTATCAACAAGCAACTTGTTAGCAAGTACATTTGTTAAATCTTCAGTACCGTCTGCCGCTAGGTTAACTGTGTATGGTCCAGGTTTTTTAGAAGGAACTTTCCAATAAACATCTCCTGTGAATAATCCTTGATCTTTAAGAACTATATCACCTTTCATAATACGTTCTGCATAAAAACATGCTTCACGTACAGAGTTAAATGCATATGATTGAGCACGACCAATTTGATTTTCATCAGCACCTGATGCTTTCATTTGTGCTTCTGTTCTACCTGATTTACTTACAAAAATATTGTTTGTACTTGTAAAACTATTTTTATCTACATAACCTTTTGTCGCCGCTTGTAATGATGGATCTGCAAATGATGGTGTCTCACTTAATAATAGTGGACCAGTCATTATATCGCCTGCTAGTGCAACTTTTGAATCTGCATATTTTTTGTTTACTGCTTCATCTGCTAGTGTAGGAACTCTTGGGTCACTACCATTTCTTAAAAGAATTTGTCCAGTGGCAGTATCACCACCACCTGCTAAAAAGTTAGTATCAACATAATCTTTAGTTGCGGCATCTCCTGTTTTTAACGGAGTACCTAAGTTTTCAATTAAAAAGTTGTTAGCATCTAAGTTACCACCAAGTTCCGGACTTGTATCACGTACAACTTCTGTACCTGTATTTCTAATAATAATTTTTGTAGGATCAGTAGCATTATCAATAGTAAGGCCTTCACCTTGTAATTCTTTTTCTACAACTGCATCACCGGTTACATTTGTTGCTAAAATTTTATTTGCTGTAATTGCTGAAGGAGTATTATCTAAGTTTTGAAAGTTTAAACCACCACCTAGTCCTAGTGCCGCATAAATTTCAACAAAGTTGTTATTAACTTTATCAAAACCTACTCTAATACTATCACCGGTAGCGTCATTACCCGTAGTACCAATGTTTACTTCTTTACGTGCCATATTTTAAACTCCGAAACTTTCCCCACATCCGCAACTGCTTGTTGCGTTAGGATTGCTAATATTCATATAAGAACCAAAAACTTCTTTCTTAAAGTCTACTGTTGTACCTGCTACAAACATTAGACCTGCTCCATCAATGGCAAAACTACCATTGTTTAATTCTATTACTTCATCGTCTTTGTTTACTTCGTTTACAGCATTCCACTCATACGTAAAACCAGCACATCCGCCGCCCTTAACGCTTAATTTAACGTACTTTGTGCCTTCCTTGGCAATTACGCTTTCCATGTGTTCTTTTGCTGAATCTGTTACATTTACGATGCTCATGTCAATATTTATGTTAAAATTTTATAATCCGAATGTAAACGAGTAAATACAACTGAAATGTTTATTAGAGTCGAAAACAGCATTACACATTACTATCGTAAGAGTAAAAAGGGTAAGTTTCACCCTTATAAACGCATGAAACAAATAGCAGTATTTGTTTGTGATGAGTGTGAACAAGAATTTAAGCGTGAAAAAGGAAAGGTTGATCCTAAAAGATTAAGCGATAATTATTTCCATGTGTGTGAAAACTGTGATCCTAAGAGATTTGCACAAAAGAAAGGCGTTCAAAAACGTCTTGTGTGGAATATGCCTGCAGGTAGTAGTTTAGATATTAGTAAAATTTAAAAGTTTAAAGCAAGTTGCCATTCTTCTGCAACATTATCCTTGCTCCATTGCGGAAGCATAGTAGTCACTACTTCAACTTTATTAATTTTATCATGTGCTTCGAGTGTAAGTTCTTGCACTTGTTTAAGAAGTTCATCAGCAAACGGACACCATGCACTAGTAAATGTCATTAATACATGTAATGTACCGTCTGCTGTAATTTTAAGATCATATATCAACCCTAGGTCGTATATGTTTATAGAAATTTCAGGATCAAATATCCCTTTTAGAGCATCAATTACTGATGAACGTACTTCATCACGTAGTACAGGATCTTCTTGTACATTGTCTAAAGTTTTTTCAAAGGCATTTGATTCATTCTGCATTAGTCCTCTTTTTTCCAAATAGTCCATGCACCATATGCAATAGCCGCATATGCCGCTAGTTTAGCAAATGGTCCCGCAATAAGAACAATAATTCCTAATGCAATAAGAGCCGCTCCATCAATCGATGTACGCTCTTCAAGTCTTGCTTTAATCCAATTTTTCATTGTCATTTCCCTTTTTAGTTTGTTGCCTAGCCTCATACTGTGCTAGTTTTTCTTTATACTGTTCTTCAGTAAGTGAATGCCATCCTATGCATTTTCCAGTTGGACTTCTTCCGCAACCGCACATCTGTGTCCCCTTTATTTCTTTTTTGTTGTTGTTTTTTTCTTTGCAACAATTTTTTTGGCCGCTTTTTTAGCAGGCGCTTTTTTCTTTGTAACTGTTTTCTTCTTAGGTTTCTTCTCTTTTACTTCCATTTCTTTTGTAAGTACAAGAGTTTCTTCCGCAGAAAATAGTCGTGTTAACCATCCAAACATCTTATTCTCCTATTTGTCTGTTAATATAATTACCCCACAGGCTAATCTTTCACCTGCGTTTCCGGTTTTGAGTGATTCTTCATCTCCGCCGTTGCCAAGATCGTCCTCATCTGAATGAATTACAATACTACGTCCCACTACACTTCGTTCGCCTATAAGGTCAATACGTTTTGCAATGATAGTGAAGTCGGCTATGCCGTCCGTGTTCGCTGTAACATTTTCTAAATCGCCAACGTGACCGTTCTGTAATCCGCCGTGATCTACATTATCCGGATTGTAGTGGCCACCAGCAGTTTCACAGCCATTTGTCAAATCACCAAATTCGTGTATATGAAATCCATGTTTGCCTGGTTCAAGTCCTGTAATACGTCCTACAATTACAGTGCCTTCACCTTCGTTTATTTGTCTTAGTAAGATAGTACCTTTTACTGTTTCACTTTGTTCTAGTTCGCACATGGCTGTAACATGTGATTGTGATTCAGTTAGTGCTGATAATTGTGTACAATCGCAGTTCTCTGCTTTTGTTCTAGCACATCTGCTATCTGTGATTTCTTGCAAATTCATAACAATATTTATGCAAGTTAATACTTGCTAGATTTTTTGCTTTGCTTTCACACATAATATCTGCATATGGTAAAAATGATAATGCCCAGTCATTAACAGCATTATTAGGATAGTAGTCACTGTGGGCTCTTAGTTTGCCTTTCTTGTATCCTGCTTCTAATAGTGCAGGCATGTCAGGCATAGTATTGTGTGCAAAGCCTTCTGGCAGTGCTTCATCTCTGCTATATGAATAATGTATCACAGGACGTACACCACGCCACGAATCTATTACGCGAGTAAATCTATCGTCGGTAGGACGAATGTATTCACCTTCACGGCACCAGTGATGGTGTATGTCAAGTACGAGGGCACAGGTGTCGACCAGTTCAAGACTGTCCATGATGCCCCATTTGTTTTCATCGTTTTCGATCGTAATGCAGTTTCTCGCTTCTTGAGATAATCTTGTGTTAACTGCGTGTTTGATACCGGCTGGACCTTGTCTGCCTGATATATGGACATTGCATTTGAAGTCCTGGAAGGTCTTGCCGTA